TTACTCCGAACTCGTACCCCATAGCGGGCAACGTCTCGAACCTCTGCCCCATCAACGTAATTTTCGCCGGCACGGGCACGGCGAGCGAGACGGAAACTATTGGTGCATCCCAGATTGTTGTGGGGCTTGCGCCGCAATTTGTCTAATCATGGGAGCGGCTCGTGAGCGAAAACGGAGAACTCAAGCAGTTCAACGCTAAACCCTCGGGCCGCTCTTCCATTGTTCTTGGTGCCAAGTACCAACGCGGGTTCATCATCCGTCCCGAGCAGGTACTTGCGCTCTTTTACGACACACAGCCGGGAATTCCGCTTCCCAAGGACTGCGAGTACAAAGGCCTTGGTCTCAAGGATGAAGGCGCGGACTCGGAAATTCAGTTCTACTTCACTTCCGTGTCCAATCCCACAGTTACCTGCTTCGCGCTCAAGCCAGAGCAATTCTTCAAGAAACTTGTGGAACTCTCGGACGGGTTATTGCCGTTGGATTCCGAACTGGACGGCATAGAGATTAGCTCGCGCTTCACGGTGATTCTGTTGCGGGTGAAGTCCTCGCACTGGCCCGCTCCACTTACGCCGGATTTGCCGCTGTATCACCTGCGCTATGACCTCGGCAGATTGCTTCTGGTTGACCCCAGCAAGGCCGTGGAAAAGGAAAGGAGAATCCTGATTCAATGACTTGGCGGGCTGAGGAAAGCGATAGAGGCGAAACCACCAAGATTCATGACCGTATAGCGTCCTACGTGTTCGGGCATGGCGTGGATTTGGGCTGCGGGTGTTTCAAGCTGAAGGTGGAGAAGACGCCACAATGCAGTTGCTTGGGCGTGGACATGGGCAATTCACTGCCAGCCTGCAAGGAAGCGGACATTATCGCAGACGTGGCCAACCTCAAGATGTTTACCAACGAGTCCTTCGATTACGTCTATTCCAGCCACACGCTTGAGGACATGCCCTATCCCGAAGCGGTTTTGCGGGAGTGGTGGCGGCTCATCAAGCCCGGTGGGAACCTCATCCTGTATCTGCCCTTGACGCGCAGGGCAGCGAAGGAAATGGGCCGCGAGGATTGGGAAGGCTTCTACCCGAACGTTGGAGAATTGGGTGCGAACGTGTGCCACCAGCGGGACCTCTACCCCCAGAAAATTCGGGACGCTATCGGCAAGATGGGCCAGGCGGAGATACTGGCCGATGAGATTCGGGGAGAAAAGGATGAGTACAGTTTCTTGCAGGTCTATCGGAAACTTGCTAGTGCTCACTCGCCAGCGAAAGGCATCACCGCAAAGGGTGCAGATAAGCGTGCCTTGGTCGTGCGTTATGGCGCTATTGGTGACTTTATTCAGACCATGCCGGTGCTCAAAAAGCTCAAGCAGGAAGGCTACCACGTCACAGTGAATTGCTCGGCTGTGGCCCGAGAAGTTCTCAAGTATTGCCCCTACGTGGACGAACTGGCGGTGCAGATTCAGAACTATGTGCCGAACAAGGGCACAGGTCCAGGCTCGCCACTATGGGAATACTGGAGCGAGATTGGCTCCAAGTACGACAAGTTCATCAATCTGACGGGCGCGGCGGAAGAAAGCCTACTCATCCCTGACTCGCGCCTGATGCTGATGATGGAGCAGATTGGGGAGAAGCATCCCGACCTTAACGAAGAAAACCGCTTTTACAACTCCATTCGCGCCATCCAGAAGCAAGTGGGCGATACCAATTACTACGATAACCACTTGGAGAAGGCTGGCTACCCGGACAGGGGAATGAATGGGGAACTCTTCTTCAGCGAGCAGGAAGAAATCATGGCCCAGGGATTCCGGGACAAGTATCCAGGGCGTTTTATCGTCATGTGGGTGCTGTCCGGGTCCAGCTATCACAAACGCTATCCCTATTTCCAGCAAATCGCCCAGGAACTTATCGTTAAGAATCCTGACATTCTCCTGGTTAGTGTTGGCGACCCAGAATGCGCCCTAATCGAGCGTGCAGAGTCCAACCGCTATCTTCCCCGCGCTGGAAAGTGGCTTCTGCGCACATCGCTCGTAATGACAAAGTACGCGGACCTGGTAATAGGGCCGGAAACGGGTATCCTTAATGCCGCTGGGTGCTTTGACACACCAAAAATCACATTTCTGTCTCATTCTAACCACAATAACCTCTGCAAATACTGGAAAAACGATTTCTGTGTCTCTCCTGACACAAAGGAAGTGTTTTGCCATCCTTGCCATGTGCTGCATTACATCCATGCGGTAAACGGCGAATGTCCCACCTGCAGGGGTTCTACGCACTCCGTGGTAGGGCCGGAAGTGCCGAAAGGTATGGGCGGCATGTGGACCTGCCCCTATGAAGTAGCTCCGGGTACGCGGGATGAACGCGGCTTGGGCGTGCCCTCGCCGCTTTGCTGCACTCGGTTGAATGCAGAGACGGTGTTGGCAAGGGTGAATGAAGTTTACGGTAGATGGTGTGCTGGAGAATTTCGGAGGGCTGCGCTTGGAGTGTTTTAATGGCTAACAATCCCGTCTGGACAAAACAAGGCGTAATGATTACGCCAAATACACATGATTTGAATGGTGGTATAGCTCTATCGGGGACTGAAGAATCAAATGTCCTTTATGAAGCAAATCCTCAGATTCTTTCTGCGAACCCCGACGGGAAAGTTTTCAAGATGTGGTTCTCGGGTGGCGTGGACATTTGCTACGCCGAATCCAACGACGGCTTAACGTGGACCCGGTACACAGGAACTACAAACGGTGTTGTATTAGCCAACTATGCTCATAGTCGTCTGTTTAAAAATGGAAGCACCTATTATTTATATGCAAACCCCGGTCTTTCCTTTACTCAGATTGATTGTTACACGTCGTTGAATGGTTTGAGTTGGGCGTTGGCAAAGGCTTCGGCACTGACAGCAGGGGCAACATATGATGCTGCTATTGGTCAACTTCAGCCTGTCTACAATAATGGGACGCACTGGATTGCGACTTACAGTTGTGCAACTACGTCGTCTTCAAGTCCTTATGGTTTCGCACTTGCTTATTCAACAGACCTTTTGAATTGGACGAAGCAAGGAAGTCCGGTTACTCTTGCTTTTGCGGAGCCTGTTGTTCAAAATATTGGCGGGACTTATTATTGTTGGGGGCACGGGACTTCACAAGGAAGCGGCGCGACTCCTACGGATGGCTATCGAGCACAGTTCACTGACGGAACTCTGACGGCTATTACAGGCTTGTCTGAGACATTCCCGCGCACAAGCGTATCCGAAGGCTTCTTGAGTAATGACGGGCAAGTAGCTGATTTTTCAATGGTGGAAGTCAATGGGCAAACCTTCCTCTATTATACGGCGACCGCATCGGGTAATTCAGGTACGGGCTACACGCTTCAGTGTGCTACAGCAAACGCGACCCTCGCCCAGCTTGTGACCGGGAACGAAGGCGTGATTCTGCCCAATCTGTTGTTTATACAAGGCCCGGCTGCGAGCACGCAATCGGGAACAACTGTATCCATCAGTTATACGGAAAATACCACCGGGAACTCTTTGTTGTTGGCGGCGGTATTGGTATATAACAGTTCCGGTAGCGCGTCTTTCGTAAGTTTAAAAGACGATTTAGGAAATAACTTTACTAAGATAGGAAGTTTTCAAGGAACTCCGGTACCGAACGGGGCGTGGGGTCTTTTTTATCTTCAAAATGTTCCTGCTGGCGGGGCGAGAACGATAACCTTGATTTGCTCGGGAACTTCGGCTGTTGAACTATCTATTTTGGAGTATATTGGGCAGGCGGCTAGCCCGATTGATACATCTGCACTTACTGGACCGAATGCTTCGAGTGCTTCTTTAGTGACACCAAATATTGTCACCAATTTTCCAGATGAAACTATTCTGGCTCTTGGGAGAGCTTACGGTCAAACAGCAAGTGCTGTCAGTGGTTCTTTCAATCTTAGAGTCGCCCTTACGGAGCAATCGGCTGACGCGAATGTAGCATCGGCTGGTTCTGTAACAGGGCCAACTTTTACATTACCTTCTCCTGTTACTTATTTTGCCGGAACAGTTGGCGTCAAGAGCGGCTTGAGCGACCCGCAAACCTACGAAATTACGGGAAACGCGGGTATCGCCGGGGCAACGATTTCGTGGTCTGGTGGAAGCACAACTGCGGATAGCTTGGGTAATTTCAACACAGGTCCGCTGGCGAATGGCAGCTACATTATTACTCCGTCTAAAACTGGCTATACCTTCTCCCCAACCAGCGCAAGCGTGATAATCAGCGGCGCGAGCATCACGGGTGTGAATTTTGGGGCGGCACAGACCTCGCTTGGTACGTCCACATTGCTTGCTACGTCCACATTCAATAGCGAGCAGCTTAATCTCGGGCAGATTCGGTCTCAAACTGAGACGTATCTAATGAACACGTCCACGGACGTGAACTCGCTGTCGTGGAGTGTGGCAGAAATCAACGGCTACATCAACGAAGGTGTGCTTTATACCCAGCAAGCGACCGAATGGTTTCAGCAATTTGCCAACATCGTTTGCACGTCCTCCGTTTCGACCTACACAGGGCCAGATACGGTGTACCAGTACCAGCGCATGACTTGGGACCGAGAGTTCATCCCGCAAACAAACGAGTACGAACTGGACCGCGACGACCCAAGTTGGCGCTTGGCGCAGCCGAACATCAGTCCCTACCGCTTCTATTTTCCGCAAATGGGCCAGCAATTCCAGGTCTGTCCGTATCCCACGCCGTCGCAGAATGGCTTCCAGTACGCGCCTTTCAGCCAGGAATACGGCTGCGTGTGCAACTTTTTGAACTCTGACGGGTTGACAGCGGACACTTCTTACGCTTTCAGCCAGGAATACGGCATTGTGATTGGCGTAGCCGACACCAATGGGGCACTCATCCTGTTCCAGCCGGACATCGTAGCCAATCCCTTTGTGCCTACGAACGGCACCTACGCTTCCAGTCCTGACATCGGGGAACTGCAGATTTATTCCACGGATGAGTTGAATCTTGGCGCTCTCTTCACGCGCATTCCCGACACGCTGGTGCTGGACACGGACGTGCCGCAACTTCCCGTGCAGTGCCACTTCGCTTTGGCCATGTATGCGGCCATGAAGTGCTTCGTGCGCGAAGGCGAATTTCAAGACTTGCAGCTTGCCGCAGCGTGGTTCCAAGCCTACGGCGACTGGATGGAATCGGTGCTGGAGAACAAGAGCCGCTGGTGGAGCACGCGAGTACGCTCGCTGGAGCCGTTCGAGGAAGGCTCGCTATTTGCGAAGCGTCTCAATGCAATCGGCTATCCGATGCAGCTAGATTTGCAGCCCAGCTATGGGCCATAAGGAGAATCTATGAACTGGAAACAGAAATTTGTACTGGCAACGATGGTGGCCGCAATGCTTGGGTTGCTGGTTGTGACGGCTTGGCCGCAAGGCACCATCCCGCAATCCACCTATCAGCAGGCCAACAACCTCGGAAATCCCGTGGCCGTAGTTCTTGGGAACATTCCAGGGACTACCGACCCCTGTTTGAACAGTACACTCAAGTCCAGCGTGGTCATCAACATTTCCTCGGCAACAACTACGCAGCTTGTTGCTGCAGTAACGGGCAAGGCTGTTTACGTTTGCGGATTCTTATTTACCATCAGCCAGGTAGTTACAACCGCAAACACACTTGGATTTGAATATGGCACAGGCACTAACTGCGGCACGGGCACAATCGCACTAACGGGGCTTCTGGGCGGTGGCGGAATAATTGCCGCTCCGCCTATAACTGTGCAGGCCCCATCGGACGGTACGGATTTTTCAGCGCCAACAAGCAATGCCCTGTGCGCCGTAACAGCCATTGGTGCCACTGGAAGTTTCCAAGGCTACCTGTCGTATGTTCAGCAGTAGGAATTAATGGCGATACAGAACTACACTCTCGCGGCCTTTCTAACCGAGACAAAAACCCGGTTGAACGAGGCGTCGAATGATGGCTTGTGGTCCACGCCGGAACTGACCATTTACATCAATCACGCCCTGCTGAGAATCGTTCTGGATTCTCGTATCCTCGAAGCGGATACGCCCATCAATGTGGCTGCGAATGTGGCCATCTACACGTTTCCAACAAACATGCTGACGCCGCTGTGGATTTACGGGCCACAGCTATGGGGCAGCTTGCGGCTTTTTCCTTCGTTCCTGCTCTCGCTAGACAAGCAGTATGGCGGAATGTACCAATGGGAAAAGGACTCTTCCAACTGGTCGCAAGGCTTTGTGCCTTTCAGCTACAACCAGTTCATCCTCTGGCCTGCGCCCAGCACCGCCACCACGGTTACGCTGCATTATGTTCCCATACCCACGCCGCTAGTCTACACCAGTGACACCACGAATCTGCCGCTGGTGGCGCAGCGCACCATTCCTATTTTTGCCTCGTATCTGGCGCTGCTCAAGAGCGACATGCAAAAGGCTACGAACTTCAAGAAAGAATACAAGCAGCGGCTCGTATCAGTGCTGGAACTCACGCGCCACCAGTTGCAGGACCGGCCTACCGTGATGGTTCCAGCGCGGGGCTTTGACCGTTCGATGGCCAACCCCTCGATACGCGCCTATCGCAATAGTCGGAGGTACTACGGATGACTGGACTGGACAGAAAAGAATATAAGCACGACTACTACATGCGAAATCGAGATGAGATTCGCCGCTGGATGCGCGATTATCACGTAAAGAACAGAGAAGCAAGAAACGCCGCGCCAGAGTTGCTTAGAGTATTGGCAGCCTGGGTGGAGGTAGACCAATTGCAAAATTAATTACTAAGGGTTTATTGGGTCTTCAAGATTTAAGTATCGGAACTTCCACTTTCACCCGCGCCACTTCCACGGGTGGCACGCAGACGCTCAACCAAATCAACTCCACGAATCTTGGCTCGGGTTTTCCGCTCAATCTATCCAGCCCGCTTACACTGACGGGGGTTTACAGCGGAGGCAACACAACCTACACGTTGCCCACATCGCCTAACGTGATTTGCATGGTTTTTCGCAACGGCCTTTTGCAGCAAGGAGGGGGAATTGACTACACGCTTACGGGTACCAGCCTTGTTTTTGCTGGCCTCAATACTACCAGCGATGTTGTTGCTGTCGTCTACTAGCTGGGCGCAGACCAAGATTCGCGCCGCGCAGATTTATCTGAGCGACGTGTTCGCCTTCACCGGCAACAACACCCATGCGGGTACGGAAACATTCAACGGCGCTGTGACCATGAGTGGCGGAGGCAGACTCTCCGGGTCATATAGCGGCAATCCGGCCTTCACCGGCACACCCACATTCGCCAACTTTACATTTGGCAACGTCACCAGCACTTCGGCAAATCCGGCGCAAACGGGATTTATCCGCATGGCCTATGGCGATGGTCTCAACATGCGGAATTCCAGCAACAGCGCCGATGTTACTTTGATTGGCTTGGATAGTTCGGGAAACATCCCTATTGGCATACAAGGTTATGGCACCACCTACATCGTGAGCGCAAATGGTTCATCGGGTATTGGTTCGTACCTACCCCATGTGGGTGTCGGCGCTCCTTTCTATGTATTTGCGAGTGCGGGTTCTGGAGGACCAGGTGGAGCGCTCTATTTGCAAGGGGGCGCGGGCAGTGGAAGTAATTCGGGGGGAAGCGTTTATCTACAACCCGGAAGCGGAGTATCGGGACCGGGCACAATCGTCGCCGCTGGCACTGTCACCGCAACAGGAACAGCGGCAACTCTTACTGGCACTGGAGCCTGCGCTACAATCACTACACAATTAGGTGGTGCTTGGGCAGGGTCTTTCAAATGTACAGGGACTACCGGAGCTAGCACGGTAACGGTGTCACCGGGGACTACAGCTCCTAACGGATGGGGTTGCAGCATAGATGATGAAACAAACTGGTCCGCCGCAAACGCATGGCACCAGACTTCACACACACAAACAACTTGTGTTTTGTCTTCTGCGTCTATCACGGCGAATGACGTAATGGTTTTGAAATCGGCGGTGGCCTACTGAGTCAAGAGAAGATACTTTCGGATTATTCGGGCGGCATAAACGCCTTGGCCCCGGTGGACAAGCTCGACCCCAAGGAATGTCTGCTGGCTGAGAACGTGCGCCTCGATGAAACTGGCAACATGCAAAGCGCGGGAGCCTTCACACACCAGAACGCTTCAAACTATGGCGGCAATGTCCATTCCCTCTATTGGAACCCTTCGCTTGGGGCTGTGGCGGGTGTGGGAACAAATGCGTACATGGGTGCAACACTGGGCAGCATGACCTCCGTTCCCGGAGTTGCAAATACCAATAAGCAAAAGATTTCTTTTGTCTCCGCTCCCAATCGCGTGTACTTCGATTTGGCCAGCGCGGGTTATTGGACGGACATGACCAACCTGCTTCCCGTGGATTGGGCACCGCCCGCCACCTTTGCCTCGCTTGGCGGTCCCACCATTGTGGGCGCTGGCAGCGCTACAGGCTCAGGAGCCGTTTGGACCAACGCGAGTAACATCACCAGCACCACAACCGGAACCTTTGCCTACATCCAGCTTCTTTGGAACGGCACGCAGACCTCTAACAAGCTCATTGCAACAATGGGCACCAACAGCTTCGCCGTGAGCACGGCCAGCAGCATCACGGGCGTGGGAGTTTCGTTCCAGGCATTCGCTCCGAATTCTCCGCAAGTCGTCAACTTTGTCGTGACATTGCTGAAGAACGGCGTCCCCGTGGGAACCCCGAAGAATCAGAATGTCCCCGTTGGTGGGGGCATGATGAATTTCGGGAGTTCGGTTGACCTGTGGGGCACAACCTTGCTTCCCGCCGATGTGAATGCTGGAAACTTCGGCTTTCAAATCGTGGCCTACATGACCGCAAACAATAACGCCAGCAATCTGGCGGAAGCATTCGATGCCTCGATTACCATCTATGGCGGAGGTGCGGCTGGGATGGTCGGTGCGGCGGGTGCGGCAGGAACGCTTACGGGCACCTATAGCTGGAAAGTGACTTTTGTTGCGGCGAACGGGGAAGAGTCGGACGGCTCAGGCGACACCGTTCTTGCAACTCTTACCGGCCAGCAAGGAACATTGACGGCTATTTCGACGGGTGATGCCCGTACCGTAGCGCGAAACGTATATCGCAAGGGCTGGACGGCGAACTCACCGCTGACTCTGCATTATTTGGTGGGTACGATTCAGGATAACGTCAGCACAACCTATGCCGACAACATGACCGACCTTGCCGCGCTGACAGCAGGCGTGATTCTAGCCGGTGATGTTCCGGGAGACTCTCCGAATACGCGGTTGAGTGCGGTTACATCCTTGGTACGTTTTCCGGTCTATCACTATGACCGCGTGTTCTGGGTCAACATGGCCCAGCCCAACCAGGTCATCTGGAGCAAACCGCTCAATGGTTTCGCCTATCCGGTAGTGAACTATTTCAACGTAGGCGATTCCAAGCCCGTCGTGCGGCTCGTTTCCATCTTTGGCGAACTCATCATCATTAAGACCGATTCCATCTGGCGCTTGACGGGCACAGATGAAAGTTCTTTTGACCTCACGCAGACGCCCTCTAGCGTGGGCACGGATCAACCTTTTACCGTAGTGGGGCTGCCGGACAAGATTCTGTTTGCGAATCGCTGGGGCTTGTGGGTATTCAACGGCTATACCAGCCAGCCGCTCACCACGAAACTTGACTTATGGTTCAAGCAAGAGGACCGCAGCGGTAAATCACTGTTTGGCGTCAATGGCTTCCACCCGCCAGAGGTGAAGAGCAGTACGGTGCCACTTGTTTTCGAGGCTGTAGGAAACAGCGAGAAATTCTACTTGGCCTATGCCGAAGCGGGCCAAACAGCCAATAACGCAGTTCTGGTATTCGACATTAAGCACGGCAACATCACCAAGCGAGCCACGGGCGGCAACCCGCTTTCGCTGGCCATTGACCCGGTTACTGGGTTTGTGTATATGGGCGACTCCTCGGGCTTCGTTTCCTTGCTCGATGACTGGAATGGAACGAATGCTGGCGGGTCCGCGCTGAATTTCGATTTCCAGCACGGCTATCAGGACTTGCAGCGTGGCAGCAACAAGGCGCTCTGGGCTTTGGAGTTCTACTTGAACACCAACGGGCAGTCACTCACACCGTATGTCTACTATGATGCGGGAACGAGTTACGAGCAACTTCCCGCCATTTCCACCAGCGTGCTGCAGCGCGTAGTGCGGCCCGTGGAATCCACTGGTGCCCGCAAGATGCAGAATTTCGCTTGGCGGTTGAATGGCAGCTTAACAGCAGTCAATTCCAGCGGCACGCCAGGGATTCAGGTCGTGCATGTGAAGGCGATGTACGACTTGAGAGTGGGCCGTGCAAGGACCGGCCAATAATGCCAGCGCGACGTGGAAACGTGATGCGGTTGCCGCTTCCCCCAGCGGTATCGGGGAAGGTGGGGGATGCCGGTCAGGATGTCAAAGCCCTGCACGAGCATCTGGTGCAGATGACCGATATCCTCAATCAAGGGCTGCAAAGCCTGCAAAACCGCATGAATAGCGTGCAGCAAGTTACCGCCAAGACGCCACCCACCGTTACGGGATTGAACGTCACAGGCAAACAGGGACTTTTCTTTCTTACCTGGAATCGCATCAAGAATACTGATGGCTATGTGATAACGCACGCATCGGATGCGGGCATGGTGCAACTTGTGGGCCGCTACAATATCCCGGATGGAAATACTTGCTCGCATCAGATTCCCGTGGGCAATGTGGCCATGACTGGCTCATTTCAGGTCTATGCCTATCAAGGGCAGAAATACAGCGACCCCACGCCCATCGTCACGGCCACAACTGCAGTTTACGGGTCGAGCGAAGCTGCGCCGCCCACTCCTGTCATTCCGCCCTTGCAGCCCAAGAAAGCGCCTGTTCGCTCGGGGCCTAACCTATGAGTACGCCTTCCATTCCTTTGATTTCCGCGATGCCGCAATTCGGCCAAGCACCTGTGTCGCAGGACGACCTTGCTTCAGCCAGTCCGATGTACCAGGCATTGCTGGCGCAGACGGGTGGAAATCTGCAGAACGTCAACGCACTAGCGGCTTCTCAGCCCTCGTTTGCGCCAGCACTTTCGCTGATGACGCCTGGGGGCGGACTGAATCCCTCGCAGGCGGCACAGTTTGGGCCGCTATTCGGATTGCTGATGTCACTGTGGGGCCAAAACGGACAAACGCAGCAACCTACGCCGGGGATGGGATTATAGGAGAATCATTATGTCGTGGCTACTCGCAGGACTAGGCAGCTTGCTCGGGGGAATCGCGGGGGCAGCAAATCCCCGTCCTCCCGCGCTTAATCCAGCACAAGGCACTACACTGAACAATCTTCTCGGGCCGAACAGCAACCTTTCCCAACTCGCTTTCGGAACGCCCACGATGGACCCGATTCAGCAAGCTCTTTTGTTTGGCCAGAATGCACAATCTTTGACGGGAGCAAACAATCAAGTAACTCACGCATTGACTTCTCGTGGCTTAGGACGCAGTGGCTTGCTTGGCCAAGCCCTGATGCAGAACGCTAACCAGTCGCAAGTCAACCAGAGCAACATCAATCTCGGTTTGGAGCAACAGGCTATCCAGCGGCAACAGCAGGCGTGGCAGACCATCGCTCAATTGCTCAACATCAATGCCACACCAGGACAGAGCGGATTTGGCGGATTCATGGCGGGGATGGCACCAGTGGCGGCTTACTCGATTCAGTCCATGCTCAACGGCCAGAACCAGAATCAGATGCCCAATTGGAACAGCGTGCCGCCATCCATTTATCCCAATGCTGGAATGGGCATTGCAGGGGGATGAGGTGAACCATGCCAGTTGAAACGCGCATCAACATACCGTTTATCCCACAAGAGGGGATAACTGCTAACATCTTGTCTGCCATCCAGCTTGCCAACGAGCATCAGCGTGCCCAGCAACAAGCCATGCTCGGCCAGCAGCAACTCGCTCAGCAGGCTCCGCTCGTGCAGGCGCAAACAGGAAGGGAAGAAGCTGAGACACAAGCCATCCCGAAGCGCCTTGATTTGGAAATGAAACGTATTGATGCCGAAACAGAACTTAGAAAAGCAACTCTAGCCCTCGAAGATAAGCGCTGGACCGGAATGATGAATTTGGGCCAAGAGAAGCAAAATCTTAATGAATTAAAGACAGCCCAAGATTACGAAATCAAGAAACTACAAGCGGCATGGAGCGCGAAACTTGATGCCGCTCGTATTGGCGGAATTGTGGCACAGACGCAATACAGAAAAGATGCTCTAGCCCAACTAACGCAATTTCATGGTCAGGAGATACAACTACGGCAACAAGCGGAGGATTTGGCAGCTAAGGGGGAACAAGACAAAGCCGCGCAAGTCAACGCTCAAGCAGACCACATTGCCAACGAATCGGGATTTATGCGTACGCTTCTAGGTGAGACCGGGGCAATGCCGGAAGTTAAAGTTCCCGCTGCGGCAACGAAGCCAACAGCAGCGACAAAACCAGCAGTAACTCCTGCTCGACCAAAAGGCGTTCCGGCAAATGCAACTTGGGATGCAACTACGCGCACCTGGAATGCGCCATAAATGAGCACTTGGGACGAACACGGCAACCCGATTACACCAGCCAAGCAAAGCTGGGATGAGCATGGAAATCCTATTGCTGCCGCTGGCGGGACGGGTATGACTCCTGGTGCTGCGCTTGGAGCTATGGGAGCCATTGGGCGGGGCGCACAAGCACCCGCCGAAAGCGAAGAGGGGGGATTCCTCAGCGGCTTGGCGGGTTCGGCAACCAAGGTTCATCCTATCGAGGCAGTCAAGAATCTATGGGCTGCGGGCGAGAAAGAGTATCAGGAACTCAAAGAACATCCGCTCAAGACCATGCTGACGCTCTACGGCAAGGGTGTTATCGCACAAGAAGAATTGGTCATGGGTGTTAATCTGAATATCCTGAAGGATTTATCCGCCGTGAGGCAGCAGCAACAACAGCACCCGAATGTCGGCGCGGAACCTTTTCAGGTTGGACAAGCCTTAGCACCACAACTCAAAACGACCTTGCCGCTCGGGAATATCGCCTCTGCTCCGAATCTGCCGAATGCAATAGGCCAGGGGGCGAACGCCGCGCTTGGACTGATTGCCCTGCTGCCAGCCGGAGAAGTCACCAAAGTACCGGCCATTACGCGAGGTGTAGCGCCAGATGCCAGCAGACTCTCTGAATGGCTGGAAAACAAGCTATCAAAATTTCCTACCAGCGGAGCTTTGGACAAAGCCTATGCCAAGAACCAAACGATTCTGCGGGCTACGATGTCGGAGGCAGTGGCGGACGCTACGAATCAAGTAGTCCCTGAAGCTCTACAGCAGGATGTACTGAAGGCAGGAGTGAAGCTAGACGCTGGCGGACGGCCCATTCTCAACCTCAATCCTGATGAAATCGTGGAGAACTTCAACAAAGGCGCAAAGACGCTGGAATCCACGGCCAAGGCCAACTACAAAGTGGCCGACAAGTACATGGATGAGAACACCAAGACTGTAGTGCAGAACTTCATGAAGGATTTGCAAAAGGCGAATCCCATGGAGGCGGGAAATTTCGCCACATCGGAGATTTTGGATAATCCCGTAATGGGCATGAAGACGGTGATTGGCAAACTCAACCAACAGGGTCAGCGGCTGGTGAACGCTGGACGGGGCATTGAAGCTCATGGATTGTTCCAGCAGGCGGATAGGCTTTCGGAGATTTTGGAGGGCGTGAAAGCCAAGATGCCGCCTGAAGTGCAGAAGGCGTGGGCCGAAGGAGACAGAATTTGGAGCAATAAGTCTGCCCTGGAGGACATTGCCGATGTGCTGAAAGACCCAAGCATGGTGCATGGCGCTGCCCCTTCTGCGCAGAATGCTTTGACGAAAGTACAACAGCAGACTGTCGCGGGTGAAAAGCTCTTGCGTGAAGCTACGATGGGTGACAAAGCCTATCGTTTCCAACAGGTCTTTGGACCAACTACCACGAAGGAAATCACAGACTTAGCCGACCTCATTGGCAAGCAACAAGCCCTCAAGGGGCAAGGCTCAAAGGGTATCGGCGGCATGATGATGGGCGCGGGAATGCTTCTTGGGGCGCTCCGTGGAGGACCGGTCGGCGCTCTCAGCCCCCTAGTAGGTTTGGACTTGTTAACTCGCGCAATGGCTACGCCAAGCAACTGGGGACTTGTCAAGTCCTTGCTTACGGCCAATCCCGCAATCGCCACTAGCATGATTGCTCCGCGCATTATTCAGAATCTCCAACAATCTGGCCAGATGCCCGGTTATTTGCGACAGGTTCAACCGGCACCCGCGCCCCAGCCGCAGGCTTCAGTGCCAACCGGGGCAACGATTGGCGAGCAACTGAAAGCAAAGGGCGTTTTGCCTAATCCATTGGACCAATCGAACTTCATTCAGGCTGGTCTTCCATTCCATCCAAACCAAAGGATAAATCCATGATGACAGGTACGGGAATTTTCTTAGTAGGTCCATAAAGGAGGCTTTCGATGAAACGTAAACTCAGAGTGTTGTGGCTGTTGGTTCCGCTGGTGATTCTAACTTTAGTTGTTTTTGGGTTGCGAGTTCGGGCACAGACAGGCACGCCGATAGGCGTCAATGTCTCTTTCACGCCAGCATCCGGTGTGTCGGGGTCTAACGTCTATCGGTGCGCTGGAACCTGCACCACGACCAGCACGGGATGGGCAAAACTCAATTCAGCCCTTATCACGACGGCGGCTTGTACGCCCACTGGAACGGATACGATGTGCTATTTCGACTCATCCTCAGATACAGGACTAGTCCTGAGTGCAACGTACTCCTTCGCCGCAACAGACGTTTCGAGTTCAGGCAATGAATCGGTGTTCTCGAACATCGCCACAGTGACAATACCAGCGTCGTGGCCGACGAATCCGAGCGCACCGACAGGATGCAATGCCACGGTGCAGTAATGACGAAGCTAACACCGTTAGAGATTCGCTCCCTAACGGTGATTCAACGGCTCTTATCAATCATGCAGCGATGCCCCAACTGCATGAGAAGGCTTATGAAGATACGGGAGGCGGCTAAATGACCCCAGCACAAAAAGCGCTTGCAGCTGGAGCGTGGAAGTCGGCAGTCAGTTCGATTTGCGGCGTGGTCCTGGCAAACTTCGTGGACGTGCCGCAAGCCCTGTTTAGCTGGCCATGGTTCCGGCACATCCTGATAGCCATGTTCTTCGTTGTGGCGGTGAGCGAGGCCCGTTTTTGGAGCCAGTGGGCCAACTCGGGCAACCACGTTACTCCGCCTCCGGTTGTCGCCCCGGCAAAGCCATGAGCGAGGGCATAACTATCGAGCATATCTTGATGGTGCTGGCGATTGTGCTGCCGCTGGGCATTCAACAATGGCTGATTCATTTAGCCAACGCCCGAGCTATCCGCGAACGGGACCGCAAACTGAGCTTTGTGCTTGGCGAATACCTGCCCCACAAACATACAGAGCGTGGCGACACCACCCCACTTACCAAGGGTGGCATATCGTACCCCAGTGTGAGAATCAACGGCGAAGGCGACCACGACTAGAGGTCGCCAGTAGCGAGGTCGCTGATGGGCGTTAGGTCGGGCGGGTCGTTGACCGTAATCCAGCAGCCCTCGGTTTCCACAGCCGCTTGGATGGGCAGAAACAACTCTTGGAACATTTCCTGCGTGTGCCAGATGTCGCCGTTCACGTCTTGCTCTTTTCCGACCAGAATACAGCCGTCGCTGTTCTGTGGATAATCCCCCCAGTGGATAAGAATATCGGCTCGCCCCGGAACATCCAGAAGTATGGGCATGAGTCGGCCAAAGTGCGGGCTGTGGTACAAGTCGAGCTTGTAGCGCCCGGTGGGGATAGCAACACCCAAGCGTTCCAGCGTATAAGCGGCATGTTGTCCTCCAATGGTCACCTCGCCCGGAATGGCTGTGCCGATGGGCGCTCGGCGCTGCACTGTCATCTCCATCGCATCCTCCAAGAAAAGGGGGCACCGAGTCGGGGAGACTGTGCCCCCTCCTATGCCTCCAATCTGCGGAGGGCATCCGGGGACGGCTAGGACACCCTCCACGTTGCGGAACCTATAGCGATTTTACTGCTGCGATAATCGCCTTTACGTCGTTGACCACGGTTTCATCGAAGCTGACATTGATGGCGTTTCCGCCTGCCGCTGTGCCTGCATCCGTGATTGCCGTTCCAACAAGTCCGATGAGTTTCAAGCCCAATGCGGAGATTGTGGCCCCGCTAGGGCCTGTAAGCGATGCAAGACCTGTGATGACCGGCCCCGCACCAGCAACCCACGTCAGCACCTTCCCGGCATCGGTAGCCGCAAGCTCCACGTCAGCCTTGACCTTCTCTCCGAATTTGACCAAATCCTGCTCAAACGTCGTTAAGCTCATGAATCCTCCTGTTTTATTCGCTAATAGCCCAAAAACCTACCAACCAGCGTCGCTATAA